CTCGAAAGCCCCTTTTGTTTGATAATAACTCAAAGTATATTATCGACAAGAACACGTCTGTAGTAGACGTTGGAGTCTTTTGTAAGAGCACCAGTGCCAGCTGCTGTTGCACCATCAGAGAATGGGTTTGCAACCATACCGTAACGTGTCTTGAAGCCGATCTTTGGCTGGAAGTTGCCTTGATCAACTGCACGGACCATTTGTAGAGGAACGTATGGGCAGTAGAACAAGCCAGCGTCGAATGCGGAAGCACCCTTATAGCCAACTGTCATGTAGTTGCCAGTTGCATATGGGTCAATGTAGACCTTCATGCGACCATTCAACACGCCAGCAAATGTATTGCCTGTGTCGTCAACTTGGAGGTTGTTGCTGTTAAGAGCAGGAGCGTAGTCAAGAACACCAGCCATTTGCAATGCGGAAGCGACGTCCGAAGAGCAGATGATGATGTTACCCTTGCCACGACGTGTGCCCTTGGCAATTTGGTTAGCTTCACGTTCGACTTGGAACATCAAGCCCTTGAACTTCTCAACAGACCAACGGCCGTTTGCGTCGACGTCGAGGTCGAAGCGGCCAGCTGTTGTTGTGCCAGAAGCAGCACCTTGTACAGCAGTGACGTTGATCGTACGAACAACTTCACGGTTGATTTCAGCAAGAATTTCTGATGTCAGAATATTGCTGAGTTCTGTTTCAGCGTCAAGACCGTGAATAGCCTTGAGGTCTTGTGCGAGTTCCATTGTGTACTCAGCCTTAAGAGCACGTGTCTTAGCTGTTACGGCAACTTTCTCAATCGAGAAAGCCATTTCTGGGAATGTCGTACCGCCAGATGTGCCAAGCAATTCAGCGTTCGATGTTGGCATACCAGCACCGAAGTTATAAATGCCTGTTTCGGCCAAGTTTGCTGTACCTGTCGATGTGTTACCTGGGTAACCACCAACGTTCTTATTACCGAGTGTGTTAGCACCAGAAGTAATAGTGCCGTAAGCAGTATTGACTTCATCATAGAATGTCTCTGTACCGCTGTTGTTGCCATAGCGTGCGCGCATAGCGAAGATCAAGCCTGTTGGGCCTGTCATTGGCTGAACACCGCAGATGTCATAAGCGATAAGGTTTGGCATCGAACGACGGACCAAGCTGATAAGCACTGGATCGAATGTGTCGATGTTTGTGTCGCCGCCGTTAGCTTGGATAGCGTTAGCTGGACCAGCTTCTGTCAAGAACTGACCACCGCCTGCACGACCTGCTTCGCGAAGAGCACGTTCTGTGTTCTCGAGAAGAGTGGCAGTAACAGCACGTCTGTGAGCATCACCGATCTTTGGCAGATCTTCATGCTCGATGACTGGCTTCCACTTGTTTTGGATATCTTCGGATAGATACATTATGGTTTCCCCTTCCTTATTAAAAAAATTTGGGCTGAACTTATTTATAAAACTTTTACTTTTTAACCGTTCTAGCGATTGCGGAAACGTAATTAGCAACTGGGCCAGTCGCGACCTTAGCTGGTGCAACTTCTTCGTCTAATTCAACGATTTCTGACTCTTCAATCGACTTAGGCGCAGCAACTTTCTTCTCGCCAAAATATTGCTCTTTGACGATTTCTAGTTTTTTTGCGATATGTTTCTGCGTCATCAAAGTCTACACCTTCAGCAAGTGTGCGGAATTTCTCAACTTGTGTGAGGACGAGTCCTTCAGACACAGCTGCAAAAACTTCTTCTTGCTTGTTAGCTTCAACGACATTCTTGAGCTCAATGTTTTGTGCAATAGCTTCATTGAGCTTTGCTTCCAATTCATCGATTTTGTCTGCCATGTCTTGGACGACATCTAGCTTCTGCTCAGGAACTTGAATATAGGATTCTTCGAAAAGACCTTTCAACTTCTCGATAAACTCTTCTGCAATCATTGTCTTCAATGAAGATTCAACTGCAACTTCGTTGGCAGCCATCCACTGCTCAACAACATAATCGAGATATTCGCTGACTTGTGTTGAAAGCTCTTCTTTGATTTCTGTAACTTGTTGGTTGAACGATTCTTCGAGTTCTTGCTTTTCAGCAGCAAATTGCTCTTCGATTGCTTCACGTTGCTCAGCAACACGGCTAGCAACAGCAGCTTCAAAAACAACAGATGCTTTCTCTTTGAATTCTTCAGAAAGATCGTCACCGAACAAACCGTCGATCTCTTCTTTCATTGAAACAGATGCCTTGTTTTTAGCAGCGGTATCGCCAACAGCTTTAGTGTTGTTTGCAGAATCTGTATCCTGCACTTCACCGTCAAGCTTCTGAGAGGCTGTATCGCCCTGCTTCTTTGAATTAGGCAATGTAGCGGTTCCGCCATGTGGTTCTGCGCCTTTGGCAACTCCCGTTGCGCCACCACCGACCGGATCCGATGCCTTCTCTACTAGTTCTTTTTTGGACATTGGTTTCTCCTATTTTATACCAATTACTATTTATACAACTTATTTAGTAGATAAGAAACTTAGGTATTGTTCAAAGGCGCGAACTTTCGCTTCTTGCAGGTCTTTCTTGCTTGCTTTGACAACAGTTTCTTTAACTTGTTCTACGTGTTGAGCCTTGATAACACCGTTATCCCAAATCCACTCAACCCCTTCCATGATTCCTTGTACAAACGCATCTGGTGCAGAAGGATCAGCAACAACATCTGCTGCTGTGGCAAGGAAGAAATCATCTTGTACTTCCATAATGCCATTTACTTCTTTGAGAGATCCCATTCCGCGTGTTGATACGCCAAGCTGAACGCCACTTTCCAAAAGGTTTTTAACGATATCACCCATTGGTGTACCTAGTACTTTAGCACGGCCGATAAAGTTTTGGCCGTCTTGCTTGAGCTCTGTGATTTTAATGCATGCACGATCGAGGTTAATTGATGGACCGTTAGGATGTCCAAGTTCACCTAATGCACGATTCGTGTTGATGTACTGTTCTGTGTAACGCTTTACTTCGCGCTCGAGGATAGGCAGTTTGTAGATACGACCGTTACGGTTTTGTTGTTCCGCTTGCATGAATGGACCTGTAATGAAC